CGAGGTCAGCGACCCGGCCGAGCTGGAGAAGCCCGAGAACCGCGCCTACCTCCGCGACCTGATCGAACGGGTCCGCGCGAACCCGTTGCTGCGCTACTACCCGCACGTCAAGCAGCGTCCCTTCCACGGGACGCGCCGCGCGATCAAAGTCTTCGTCGGCGGCGAACGCTCCGGCAAGACCGTCGCCGGCGTCCTCGACGACGTGATCCAGGCCGTAGACCGCGATGTGGTCCCTCCCCATTTGCTGCCGTTCAAGATCTGGGATCCGCCCTTCTACTGCAGGCTGATCACCCCCGACTTCGGCCAGGGCCACCAGGAAATCCTCCGCACCCTGCAGGAGTGGATCCCCCGCGAACAGCTGCACCTCGGTGAGTGGGAAGCGGCCTACCTCGAGCGCAACCACGTGCTCCATTTCGCCAACGGCTCCTTCATCGAGTTCATGTCCCAGGAACAGGACGTGAGCAAGTTCGGCGGCACCTCCCGTCACCGGATCCACTACGACGAGGAACCCAAGGGGGCGAAGGGCGAAAAGATCCGTGAAGCCAACGTCAACCGCTTGATCCAGTACCGCGGCGACGAAATCTTCACCTTCTCGCCGGTCCACGGCCTCGGCCGCGCCGGTGAGGATCTTTGGGACGAGCGCGGCGAGGAAGTCGAGCGTGACGTCTACGTGAGCGACGAAATGATCGTTGTCGTCTCCGACCAGGACGACAACCCGCACCTCGACGAGGAGGGCAAGCGGGAAGCCGAACGGAAAATCCCCGAGCGGATGCGGGCCGCCCGCAAGTCCGGCAAGTTCGTCCACGCCGCCGGCCTGATCTACGAGGACTTCGATCGCGACCTGCACGTCGTCGAGCCACTAGACCCCAAGTTCGTCCACGGGCTCGAAGTGTTTGAGGTCATCGACCCGGGCCTCAATACCGGTGTTCTGTGGGGCGGCTTCGCCAACTTCACCAAGGAGGTTGGCGGGCGGCTCGAGCGCTGGAATGACCTCTGGATCTTCGACGAGCACTTCACCGACAAGGACTACGTTCCGGAGAAGGTCGCGGCGAAGATTTTCGCGATCCGGGGGAAATGGGCGCTTCCCGACCGTCCGTTGAAGGTGAGGCGGACCCTGATCGACCCCACCTTCGGTGCTGCGAAGCAGGCTCAGACCGGCGAAACCACGGCTGGCGCCTACAAGCGCGCCGGCGTTCGCACCCGCGGCGCGAAGAACGACGTCGACGGCGGGATCTTCGAGGTGATGCGGCGCATGGATCACAAGGCCGCGGATGACAGCCCGCAGCCGCTGATCCACATCGCTTCCAACTGCACCCGACTGATCTGGGAGATCGGCCGCTACCGGAAAAAAGAGAACGAGGACGGCGAACTGGAGATCGTGAAGGTCGACGACCACGAGGTCGACGGCATGAGGTACCTCGCCAACGAGAAGCCGCTCCCGGGCCATAGGAGGCAGCGCGGTGCCCGCCGGCGGAAATACATCCCCGGCACCGCCCCTCCGGTCGACGAGTACCCCACCCGCCGGTCCTTCGGGCCGATGGGCAAATACAGCTGACGAAAGGAACTCCGATGCGCGTTGTTCAGGAGGCCGAGCGCCTTCCGCGTAAGTGCCTGGTCACGGGCCGCCCTCAAGGTCCGTTCGTCGACTTCCAGGTCGACGTCCAGCCGCCCAGCCCCAACCAGCCCCACAACCTCTACATCCATGCGCTGATCGTCGAAGAGGCCGCGAAGGCCCTCGGCATGGTGCCCGGCGCCGAAGTCGAGCGCCTGCTCGAGCAGCTGCACGCGCTGAAAGGCGAACTCGACGAGGCGCGCGAGGACATGCGCGTCTACGCCGAGTTCGAGGAGAGGTTCAAGTCGAAAGAGAGCGCCTGATGCCTACCTACCCGTTCAATCCCGGCCAGCAGCGTCGTCTCGACGCCCCCGTTGCCACTCTGCAGGCTTCGACGGGCTCGCTCAGTGTCCACCAGGATCCGGAGACCGGTCTCAAGCCATTCGTCCTCGAGCCGGGGGAGCCGGTCGACTGCAAGCTCGAAGGCGGCCTGGTTCTCGTCGCCGGTCCCGAAGGCGCCGTGGTCGATGTCTCCTACGAGCTGCCCGCAGTGCCCGTCCGCGCGCCCCGCGGTGACGCCGGTGGCGGCAACTCCGGCGGCCTCGAGTCCCGGACGCTTGCCCAGCTGCGCAAGCTCGCTGGCGAGCGCAAGGTCAAGGGTCGCTCCAGCATGGACAAGGAGCAGCTGATCGCCGTGCTCCGAGGTGCGCGATGAGTCTGTTCTTCCAGCCGACCGCCGCCGACAAAGCGAAGACGCCCGGCGATGTCGTCGAAGTCAAAAAAGAAGAAACGACGACCATCGCTGTCGCCAACCGCAGCCGGGTCTCGCTGACTCTGACGAACGACTCGGAAAACACGATCTACGTGTTCAAAGGCGACGGTGCAGCAGTCGGAAAAGGTCTTCGCCTGAACGCCAACGGCGGTGCGATCGTCATCGACGACTACACGGGCCTTGTCACGGCCGCCGCCAAGACTGCCAAATCGAACCTCTGCATCTGCGAGGTCTGAGTGGCAGTCATCGCCGAATACCAGCTCGACGGCAACGCCAACGATTCGGCCGGAGCCAACAACGGCGAACTGAAAGGCTCGCCGGCGTTCGGCGGCTCTCTCCTCGACTTCGAGCCGGGCGGCCAGGCGATCGTCCTCAACGGGACCAGCCAGTACGTGCAGATCCCGAACGCCGCCGCCCTGCAGCTCACCGGCTCCTACTGGTTCTCGGCCTGGGTGAAGCGCTCCAAAGAAGCGCCCAACCAGACCATCATCGGCAAGGGAGCTGAAGGCGACTACTTCCTCGAACTCCGGGGCGAAAAACTCGTCTGCGGCCACCGGGACACCGGCGGCGTGTACAGGGAAGCCTCCGCGACGGTCTCCGTCTCGCCCGGCCGGCGCTTCAGGGTCGACGGCACCTACGACGGCGCCAACATCAGGATCTTCGTCAACGGCCGCGAAGTCGGCTCGGCGGCGATCACGAAAGGGCCGGCATCCACCGCTGGCACCCTCAACATCGGTGCATCCTCCGGCGGGGTCTTCCTCTTCGCCGGCTCGATCGACAAGGCGATCGTCCGCAACGCGGCAGGCACGGCGGCTGAAATCCTCGCCGCCTATCGGGCTGAGTCTTCGGTCCTCCTCGAAGAGGGCTGGGAGTCCGGCTCGCTCGACCTCGCTTACTACGCCCGCAGCACCGAAGGGGTCGGCTCGAAAACCGAAGTTGTCAGCGGCGCCGACCCCGCCCCGTTCGCCGGGGCCTACCTGCTTCGCTCCGAAGTCCCGTCAGGGTCAAACCGCGCCGAGGTCAACCCATCCCACTTGCTGCTCTCCCAGGGGGATGACGTCTACATCCGCGGGCGCTTCTACCTGAAAGCCGGCTTCGCCTCGACCGGCTGGGGGAACGTCCTTTGGCAAATCAGAGACGAAGGCAACGGCAGTCCGGTCGCTGGCCTCTACGTCATGGGCGGCAGGATCTACGTGAAGGGTGGCCCCGCAACGGGGCTGTCGGAAACCATTTACTGGGAAGGCCCCGCCGCCGAAACTGGTCGCTGGTACGACATCGCCACGCGGGTGCTCTGCGATGAAAGCGCCGCGAACGGCCGGGTGCAGGTTTGGCTTGACCGCGCCAGGCAGCAGATGGTCAACACCGCTGGCAAGACCGCGATCGGCAAGGGCTATCCCAAGTTCGGGCTCTATCGCGACCCGACGATCGCCTCCACTGGCGTTGTCGCGCACGACGAACTGACCATCACCCGGAGTCTTCCCTTCGCAGAGGCCACGACTGGCACTCCGCTGCGTCCTCTATCCCGTCGCAACAAGGTGCTGAGTCCATGACGGTGACTGATCGTGCCGCGGGCGTGCTGGACAAGCTGCGTCCGCCCAAAGCCACCATCCCGCCTTCGGTGAAGAAGCGCGTCCAGCGGGGGCAGGACGCGCTGGAGACGAAGCACCTCGCTCGGCGCAAGCAGAACCTCGAATTCACTCGCAACAACCACTTCGTTTCGATCGCGAAGGACGGCAAGAAGCTCGATCACCAGAGCACCGTCGACCGGGTTCATGGTGGCGACAAGGACGACTGGCGAGTTCGCCGCTCGCACGACATCCTGGCTCCGATCCTGAAGGGAAAGACGTCGGCGGTTACGCAGCGGATCCCGGCCTATGAAGTGCTAGAGAGCTCCAGCGACCCCGAAGACTATGCCGGGGCACGCATCGGCGAGAGGGTGCTCCGCGGTGGGCACGAGATCTGGGGAGTGCGCGAGGCGTTCCGCCGAGCCGCTTGGCTCGCCTACGTGACCGAGGAATCCTTCGTCATGCCTCATTTCGACACCTCGATCGGTCCCTTCCTGCCCGATCCTGAGCAGCCCGGTCGCGCAATCGGGATGGGTGAGATCCGCTATGCCGTCTACTCCGGACTCGAGGTCGTTTGGGAGGACGGAGCGCAGTTCGAGGAGTCGCCCTGGTACGCGATCATCCACGCCCGCCCCCGCGAGGCGATCGAACAGGAAGAGGGCTTTCTCGGCGGTGAGCTCAAGCCGGATGCGACCTCCTCAGCCCACTTCGACATGGCGGGCTCGAAGGGCGCTGATCTGGTCATGACGACCGACTACCTGGAGAGGCCTTGCTCGAAGTACCCCAATGGGCGGCGCTTTATCTACGCGAACGACCGCCAGATCTTCCCCGAAGGCAACTACCCGCTGCAGAACCAGAAGGGTGAGGTCGTCGACGAACCGTGTCTGCGTCGGATCGCCTACGCGATCGATGGCGGCTCCGACCGCGCCCGCGGCCTTGTCACCTCCCTGATCGAGGTGGTCCGCGACTTCGACTTCGCCGCCAACAAGGCTGTCGAGTACCTGCAGTTGGTCATGGTTCCGCAGATGGTGGGGCCGGAGGGGGCGCTGAAGTCCGAGCCCTCCGATGAGCCAGGCGCCTACCTCGAAGTTGACAAGGAGGTGTGGGAAGACGGCCTGAAACCGGAGTGGCGAGAGATGCCGCCGATGCCACCGGAGTTCGGCGCGGAGCGTGACCGGGCACAGGCGCTTCTCGGCTTCATCGGCAACGAAAATCTCGTTCCCAGTCAGGTCGAATCGGCGAAGGCGATCGGCACGCTGGCCCAGAAAGACGCACTCGCCTGGAACGATTTCGTTGAAGACGTCGAAGCCTGCTACGCGGCCTGCGCGCGGGACTCCCTCGTTCTCGTGCAGCGCTATTACACCGATGAGCGGATGATCCAGTTCCGGGGTCGCACCGGCTGGGAGGCACTGCAGGACTTCCGCGGCGCCGACATTCGCGGGCAGACCGATGTGCGGATCCGGCCGGGGTCGATCGAAGCGCTCACTCGGGCAGCGGTCGAGCAGCGGATCATGAACGTGGCCGCGATGTTCCCGGGCTACTTCCCGCCCGAGGTGATCATCGCCGCGCTCTCCTCCGGTGACTTCGACCGGCTGAACGAAAGCTACGAAGAGGACGAGGCGCAGGTCAACTTCATCATCAGCCAGATCCGCGCGGGTACGTTCTGGGAGCTCCCGCCGCGACCGGCGCTGCCAGGCGAGGAAGCCCCGCAGCTCGACCTCACCGGTCGTCCTGTCTTCGACGAGCTGGGCAACCCCGTGATGCTCGCGCAGCTTCCCGGCTGGATGCCTCGCCCCTTCGATGGGATCCCTGTCTTCAAGAGGCGGATCGAGAACTTCATGAAGAGCGACGAGTGGCGCCACCTCGACGCGATGGCTCAGCGCGCCACCGGCCTCTTCTACCAGGCCCTTCTGCAGCTGGAGGCCAAAAAGGCGGCTGAGTCTGCCTTCGTGCAGAACCAGACGGCTGCGCAGCTCGGCGCCGAAAACGCCGCACGCCCGGCCCAGACGAAGCAGATGCCTTCGCTTCCCTCCCCCGCCGGCGCCGAAGGCGCCCAGGCCGCTTAACCCCACTTCGCCCGGATCAGCCTTGCGGCCCCGGGACCAAACCGTGCTGGATCAGCCCCGGTAGCCCCAGCCCGACAGAAAGGACCGCGCATGAAGCGCGTAGATTCACCGGCCCCTGACCACCTCGACGATGCTCTCGAGCTCGCCGAGATCCTTCGCCCTGCCTGGCCTGAGATGCAGTCTGGTCTCCGCGAAAGCGGCGTCCCCCTGAACGACGGCGAGGAAGAAGCGGAGGCGGAACCAGGATCAGCCGAGCCCGGCGCCGAGGCCCCCGAAGAGGATCAGCCCGCCGCCGAGGAAGAGGAGTCGTTCACCGATTCCTACAACCCCGACGAGCTCTCCGACGAGGCACGGCCCGTTTATGAAGCTGCCTACAAAAAGCTTCATGCGGACTACACCAAAAAGCGGATGAGCGACGCCGAGGCTGTCCGCAACGCCAAAGAGGCCCAGCTCATTGTGGAGGGGCTTCTCGACCCGAACCGCAGGGGCTCCATCGCGGAGGCCCTGGGGCTCCAGCTCGCCCAGGAAGAAGCCGAGGAGCAGCTTCTCGACGAGTTCGACGATCCCAACGAGCGGATCGACGCCCTGCAGTCCGAGCTCGCCCGGCGCGATGAACTCGCCCAGGCGACGCAGCGGATGCAGGAGGAGAACGCTCACGTCACTCAGCAGATCGAACGGCTGGAAGACGACCTGAATCTCGACGAGATCGGGCTGCCCTTCACCGACGACGAGCTGGGGATGCTCTACCTCTACGCGGAGGAGTTCCGCGACGCGGAGGGCAACCCAGACGTGCGCGCGGCGCACAAAGTGCTCGATTCCCTCGCGGCGAACCATGTCCGGCGCGCCGCCGAGATCAGGAAACGGGCGCCGCGTCGGATGGGAAACGGGTCGGCGGCACAGCGGCAGGTTGACCTGTCCACCGAAGAGGCCCGCGTGGATGCGGGAGTGCGCGCAGCGCAGCAACTCCTCGCGGAGCGGTCCTCCACTTAGTCCCAGGAGGTAGGAGATGTCCGTTACGGACATTCAGGTCGTCGAAGCCATCGCCAAGGAGTCTTGGCCCGACGACCAGATGGAGAAGCAGTTCTACGACGGCCACGTGCTGCTCGAAGAGCTGGAAAAGAAGAAACCGCTCGAAGTCAGCCCCCGTGGCGCGGTCACGGCGATCCAGACGGGTCGCGGCGGCGGCGTGTCGATGGTCCCATCGACGGGCACCTCGAGCCTGAACAAAGCGGATGGCCCGAAGGTCAACCGGGCGACGTGGAAACTCGCTCGTATCCGCAACGCCGTCGAACTCGACACGGCGGTCGTCAAACAGGTCTCCGGTGAGCCGAAGTCGGTCGCCGCGGCGGTCGACCTGGCGACCTCGGACAACCTTTCGACCATGCAGCTGCAGCTGACGCGGCAGCTCGCGATGGACCAGAAAGGGCTGATCTGTCAGCTTGCGTCGAACACGACGACCACGACGTTGAAACTCGCGACGTCGGGGTCTCTCGGCCTCGGACGCGAGGTGATGCGGAACGGCTGGTTGCCGGTCGGTCAGCAGATCGACATCGGGACCACGGCCGAAGAGGCGGTCATCGCCGACGGCGTGACGATCACCGGGTACAACCCGAGCGAAACGGAACCCTCGATCACGATCTCGGGTTCCAACGTCACCACCACGGGTTCGCACTACGTCTCCCTGCGCAATGCCCGCGCCGGCGCGACGTCCTACGAGGCCAACGGGTTCCGCAACCTCGCGGGCGAAGCGACGCTCGGGGAAATCAACCCGGCGACCGAGCCGACCTGGAAGGGCGGCTTCCTCGACACCTCTGGTGGCCCGATCACCCGTCAGCGGGTTATCGAAGGCCGCCGGAAAGCGAAGACCAGGGCGAACGGCAAACAGCCCGACTGGGCGTTCACCTCGCCCGAGCTGATCGAAAAGCTGGAAAACGAAACCTTCCAGCAGGTCCGCTTCACTGATCCCGGGAAGCAGAACCTCGGGGACGGCGAAACGACCGCGATCGGCAGCCTCAGGATCGATGCTCTGATGGAGTCCCCGATCGGTGACTTCACCTACGCGCGGAAGGAATACCTCTTCGCGCTTCGCATCGACAAGCCCTATTGGTGCGGCGAGAAGTTCGGGGGCGGCATGTTCGTGACGCAGCCCGGCTCGACGTTCGTCTACGGCGACCAGGAGTACTTCGTCCAGATGTGCGTCACCCGCCGCAACACGATCAGCCAGTTCCAGGGCCTCGAATAGGAGGCACAGGTCCCCGGCGCGTCATGGGCGACGCCGGGGACCGCTCGAACTCGAAAGGAAGGCGCGATGCCCGTCACCGTCTCGAAGAAACCGGTTGCCGTGATCCCCGGCGCCGAACGTCGCACGCGGACCGAGCTCACCCTCGACAACAGCTCGCCCGCAGAAGGCTATTCCGTCACTCCGACTCAGCTCGGTCTGCGGGTAGTCACCGACGCCGACTGCTCCATCAAGGCTGGTTCCGAAGCCGAAGCGACGACTGTCGGCGGGGCCACCTACGACCCGGCGACGAAGAAACTCGTCGTCCTCGACTACAAAACCCAGAAACCGATGGCAGCCGGCAAAGACCTCTCCAAAGTAGTCGTTGTCGTCAAAGCGTACGGGCGCTGATGGACCTGCTCGTTCCCCGCCGGGTCGCCGAGGAGGACTTCGCCGACCGAGTCAACGCCGAAGTCGACCAGCAGATCGAGAGCGCGGGCCTCCTTGACGCCGAGCTGAAGCGCATCGACCCCTATCTCTCGATCGTCCTCATCGGCGAGAACGCGGATCCCGACGAGTTCGATTATCCCGGCTACTGGTATATCCGCAAAGCGATCCCCGGCTCGGTCAACGAATTCTTCCCGCTGGCCAACCCGGACGGCTCGCGGATGTACCCCGACGCCCGGGTGCTCGATCAGCTCAGGGCGGCCGACCTCTGGAATCCGCGGGTCCACCGCTCCAAGCAGGAAGCGCGGGAAAAGCTGCGCGCCGCCAAGGTGCGCCAGAAGAAGCGCGAAGCCGAACAGCGCCAAGACGAAGGGCTGCTTGCGGCACGGGCTGCGCTGCGCGTCGCCGGCGACGGCGGTATGACGCGGCGGGCGTGGGGTCGCGGCGGGTCGCGGTCACCGGCTGCCCCCGCCGAGGTTGGGGCCGAATGAACTTCGGCGAACTGATAGTCGAGGTTGGGGACCGCGGCTTCAATGACCTGCTTCGCGATCAGGAATCGCGTGTCAAACGGTGGGTGAACGAGGCCCACCGCGAGATCTGCGACCTGGCGAGTTGGCCTTTTCTCGAAGCCTCCCAGGAAGGCCCGGCGCCGCTCACCATCACGGCCCTCGCCCACGTGCTCTCGGTGTCCAACCTGACCACGGACGCGCCCCTGCTTCCGCTCGATCGTCGGCGCGTTGTCGGCGTCGACCCGGCCCTGAATGACACCGGCGTCGCCGAGTACTGGTATCGCGAGGGAGCGGCCACGATCAAGGCGTATCCGGCGGACACCGGCTCTACCCTCGTGGTTCGCTACCTGCGTGCCGTCACCGACCTGGTGGGGGTGACTGACGAACCGCTGGTTCCCAGTCCTTACCACGGGCTGATCGTCGACGGTGCGGTGATCCGCGCCTACCGCAACCGCGACAACTTCCAGGCAGCGCAGTTTGTCCGTCAGGAGTGGCGGATCGGGGTCGCGGGGATGGAACACGCCCTGCTCAAACCCAACTATGACCGTGAGCGCAAGATCGCTCGTACCGGGCGACTGGGGGACTATCTCTGATGCCGGGCGAAGAACGGAAGCCGATTGCCTTCTCCCGCTTCGGCGGCCTTCGCCTCGACCAGGCGATCGATGAGGTTGGCCCCGAAAACTCGATCTACGAGCGTGACGTCGAGCGTGATGGCAGCACGGGAAGGATCCGTCCTCGCGACGGTTTCCAGAAGCTCAAAGCCACTGATGCCTCTGGTCCCTACAAGGGCCTCTTCCCGCACTCTTCAGCCCGGCTGCTCGCCACCAAGCGCGTCTCGGCGGAATCGCTGAAGCTCGTCGCCATTGATCGCGAAGGCGTCGAGAAAACGGAAACGACGCTCAACAAAGCCGCGGCGTGCTCGACCTTCGCCCGCTTCGGCACTCCCTCTGCTTCCTACACCTACATGCGGACCAACACCGTCGAACAGAAGGTGGTCCGCTTCGACGGCTCGGCTTTCACTGAACCGACCGCCACCCTGAACAAGAACCCTGATGGCTCTGGCGGCACGGCCGGCAAAGAAATGCCGAAGGCCGCTCTGATGATTGCCTGGCCCGCCGGCGACAACCGGCTCGTCGCGGCCAACACCGGCGCCGCTGGTGGCCCTGGCGGCGCAGCGTCCTCGAACTCGCATGTCTGGTTCTCGGACCCCGGTAACGCAGAGGCCTGGCACACCGACCCCAGCACTCAGGCCGGCGAAGCCAACTACGTGCAGCTCTCCCCCGGCGACGGTGAGGAAATCACCGCCTTGGCCGCCTATAGGGGCCAGTTGTTCGTCTTCAAGGAGACGAAGTTTTTCGTCTTCTATGGCGTCAGCGAGGATGGCGAAGGGCGTCCTGAATTCGACTTTCGCGAAGAGAGTCTGGGTGAGGGCACGAGGGTCAGGCGACCGAACATCGAAGCCCTCGCCGAGTCGTCCGACCAGATGGCGACCGCCGCCTCGACCGGCGTGTTCTTCTGCGCGTCGGACGGGATCTGGGTGACGACCGGCGGGGAGCCGACGAAGGTCTCCCAGGCGTTGCGCCCTCTCGAGGAGATCTCGCCGTTCGACGGGCCGATGGCCGAACTCCTCAACGGCTCGACGGAAGTCTTTCGCTGGCCGGCTGCCGGCATCGTTTCTCTAGGGCAGCGGCTCATCGTCAAGCGCTACGAATTCCTCTTCGTCCTCGACCTTCCCTCTGGCGAGTGGACCTGCTGGAAGATGCCTCAGGTCTCCCTCGCCGTTTGGACCGGCCTCAGTGGGGGTGGGTCCGAAGCCCAGGGGGCGAAAACGCCAGGGACTATCGCGGATGACGCCAGTGTGGGGGTGAGGCCGTGGGAAGACCTCGAAAACGCGAAAACCGAAAGTCCGCTCGTCGCGGGCAATCAGTCGGAAAAGGCGGCTGTGTCGGCCCACGTATTCAGCGTTGCACCGGAACCGCAGGTCTCGCACTACCTCAAGGTGACGAACTTCGGCTTCTCCATTCCGGAAGGAGCAACGGTCCGAGGCTGGCAATCGATGCTTCGTCGGTGCCGGGAACCGGGGAGCGAAGTGAAGGACTCTCGTCTCCGTCCGGTGAAGGGCGGCGTGATCAAAGCATCCGAAGACAAGGCCAACACTAGTGCGTTGTGGACTACTGAATTTCAGCCAGTCGTCTACGGTGGCCCCGAAGATCTCTGGGGCAATACCTGGACGCCGGCTGACATAAACAGCAGCGGGTTCGGCATCGCGCTGTCAGTCCTCCTGCAGGTGGCAGGGACCAAGGTTGCGTTTGTCGATGTGGTCAAGATCACGGTCTTCTATTCCGTGCCCGAAGCGGTTAGCGGCGTCCGTCCCCGGCTGTTCTGCACTCAGAGCAAATCGGTCTTCTTCGCGCAGCCCGGTGCCTCAGAAGACGCCGGAACCCGCAGGGCCGAGTGGCAATCGGGGTTCTACGACCTCGGCGCCCAGGACGAGAAGACCTTGGTTGAGTCGAAGGTCTGGGGGGAAGGTGACGTCGCCTTCGCCGGCTTCAGGGATCTTGATCCTATTGTCGATTTTGAAGACGAACTCGACTTTGGCGAAGTCGGGCGCGGTCAGGCAAGGGGCAGGTCGACCCAAACCGCAACGTTGTTCAGTCACCGGCTCAGGCTGCAGCCGGGCTCGGCTGTTCAGAGAGTCGTTCGCTATCTCCGCGAGACGCTGGTCGCAGGAGGCGAAGGTACGTAGCGCGTTACGCTCATACTGAGCGCGAGCAGCCGAGGCTGAACCCTCGGGAGGGTCTGCCCACGGAGAGATGACGGCACTGGAGTCGATGACGACGCGCTCGCCGCCGGCTCCTTTCAAGCCTCTCGTTTTCTTTTGCCAACTCGGCTTTGAGTTCCTCTCTCCAGTTGCTTTCCGGAACGCTCTCTGCCATTTCTTCCGCGCAGATCGTGGGGAAGTTGTTGCCTTTGTACATCACGTCGTTGGGGTCGTCGCTGTGACCGAGCCCGGTGAGGTGGCCCACCTCGTGTCTCATCTCATGTTCGATGATGCATCCCGCGGTGACCGGGAAAGTGGTCTTCGTCGCCCTGTAGATGTCTTCAAACACCACGATCTGACAGAAGACTTGGGTTTTCCCGGGTTCGGGCTGGGTCGCGACCATGGCAGCGTCTTCCCTTTTTTCTGGGAAGGGGTTGGTGGGCAGGATTTCGCGCACTACCGTCGCGCACTGCGGAGGGGAACTGATCCCCCACCACGCCAGCGCCGCGGTGTAGTCGGCTTCGAGCTCTGGCGTGAATGGTTCTGCGGCCTGGGCGGCCCCGGGCGCCGCGAGAGCGACGACCGCGAAGGAAAGCCCGATCAGAAAGAGCCGCTTCACGCGGGAAAGGATAGCCAGATGACCCTGAAGCCCCCGAACCCGAACATCGAGCCGCGGTTTGGCGAGGAACTCGACGGCAGGCGCCTGCGCGACATCCTCGCTCGAATACAGCAGAACTTTGACTTCCTTCATGGGCAGTTTCCCGTGCAGGGGGGGAATCTCTCCAACGGCGTCTTGCGATTGGTGGCAGCAGGGAGAGGGATGGTGGCCGAAGGATCAGGGGTGGTCGCTTTCTCGGCTTCACATTTCTCGAACCAACCCGAAATCGAACACGGGCTTGGGGTTGTCCCTGCGAGGGTGCTCACTACGTGCAGCAATCCGGCTGTCAGCGTGGGTGCGCTCAGCAGGACGAACTCGAAGATCAAATTCCAGGGCTACAACAGCTTCGGCACCGAAACGCACGAAGACACCTTCGATTGGATCGCAATCGGCTAGCGCTTCGGCCCCAACCAAGGAGGTTTCATGTTCCCGCAGAATGGCGGCACCGCCGCCTCGCCGATCGGTCTCGGCGCAGCCCGCGTCCCGCGTCGACAGCGCTCGATCGTGCGGCCCCGCAGACCGCGCAACGAGCAGATCAGCAAGACCATCGCCGCCCGTCAGCACGGACAGGGCCAGGCGATCGACCCGGGCTTCACGCCGCCGGATCCTACCCGCATCGCATCCCAGCGACCGCGAGCAGCGGTCTCTGGCGCCGTCAACGCCGATCTCGGGAAGCAACTCTCTCGGCGGGTTTCCGCCGGCGCCGTCAGCCAGGCTCAGGCGAGTCAGGTCGCCCGCGATCGCCAGCTGCTCGAGAAGGCTTTCGGCCCTGACTGGCGGGTGAAGGTCTTCGGCGACCGGGGCTACGTTCAGCGCACTCGTCGCGACCTCGCTCGGGATCCAGGCAACCCACAGGTGAAAGCCCTCTATGGCCAGCTGATGGGGAACCGCCGGGATGCCCTGCAGCGGGCGAAGGCGAAGCTCGCCGGGGGCGCCGCGTAGATGGCGCAGCGGGGTCTCGCTGCTCGGGTGGCGGGGGCGCGGCCGGCTCGTGCCAGCGGCTCCCATGTTTCGCAGGCCCGGCCAGTCTCGGCGCTGGCAGCGGTCGGACAAGCGAAACCGGCTGCTGGCCTAGCTCGACGTCACTCTGCAGCTCCCGCCGCCGCTCAATCGCCTCCTCCGGTACTCGGCGGCGAACACCTCGACCAGCGTGCTCTCAATGAAGGTGTCGACGCGGGAGTTGCTTACGGCGACACCGTCACCGGCCTGCAGGGTGACTGGGCGGCCTACGAAGCGCGGCTCGGCGGGAATCCCTACTCGCAGGCGGACTTGCTTCAGGCCGAACATGCCTACTGGTCTGGAGGTGCGAATTCCGCTCTTGGCGATCTGATGCGTGGCCGAGATGCCGGCTATCGGGGTGTCACGAATGGTGCTGGTCTTGGCCTCTACTCAGGTGCGACCGCGGGCAATCACCTTCGAGTTGGAACCCAATTCCTGGGCAATCTCGGTTCGATTCAGCGTGACTACACCATCGCCGGTCAGCAGCGCGAACGTGCTGAAGAACAGGCAAGGCACGAACTCGAAGCGCAGCAGAACGCGATTCGCGAAGGCGCCCTGCAGCGCTGGGAGGAAAGCCAGCCCTCGCCGGTGGCTGCCGGCGGGTCAGCGCCGTCCGGCCCCGGCGCCTCGACCACGGTCACGGTCGTTAACCCGCGGACGGGCCAGAGGGAAAAGAAAAAGATCGGCATCTCGACCAATAGGAGGGCGTAGGCGGTGAATCTCAAGCAGAGGCAGCAGCGTCATCAGCGGATTCAGGCCCGCCTCGCGCGCCGACAGTCTCGCCAGGCTGCAGACCAAGCGCGGTTCGTCGGCCCATACACGCCGCGCCAGGCCGGTCGCGTCGCGCGGGCTCAGACTGCCGTCGAATATCGCCCAGTCGAACGCCAAATCTCCTCCGAAATCCGCGGGTCTCGGAAACGGGAGACCGAGCTCGGCGCCGCGTACGGCCAGCTCGCCGATCGCTACGCGCAGCAGCAGCAGGCGACGCAGCAGGCCTTCGACACGGCCGAGCAGGCGACCACCCAGCGGCTCAGCGACGCGGCCAAGAGCGGCCAGGCCACCCTGCAGCAGATCCAGGCATCCAACGCCGACTTCGCGAAGCTGACTGGCGCCCCCGCTCCTAGCGACTCTGGATCCGCAACTCAGGCAGAGATCGCCGCGGCCGCCGAACGGATGCGCGCGGCGCTGGTCGCCCCGACCACGCAGATGCGCGCCAGCTACGCCGCCAACACCGCCCCCCTCGCCGAGGCCGCCACTCTCGGCGGCATCGAAGCCCGCGACCGCGAGGCCGAGCGTCGTCGGAAAGAGCAGGGCGACATGCAGGCGCTTCGTCGCGAAAAGGGCCAGGCGGTTGTCAAAACCATCCACGCCTTTCGCGAACAGGACCAGAACTTCTCGACTCAGCAGCAAGCCCTCGGCGCCAAAGTCGGCTACAACAAAGCTCTCGAACGCCAGGCCCAGCTCGGCCTCGCCAGCTCGAAGGTGACCGCGGCGGCTCAGGTCGCAGCGGCCCAGGCCTACTCGGGCGCGCGCGAACGTGGCGCCAGCGCCCAGGAAGCGTCTGCCAACGCCTATGCCGCGGCCAAGAAGCGCGGCGCCTCGGCCCAGGAAGCGACCGCTGCCGCGAATCTCGCCGCCGCGAAGATCAAGGCGAAGAGCAACGTCTCCGTCGCCAAGCAGCAGGGCAAGAACGCGGCCCACGGCGGCGGTGGCGGCTACACCGTGCCGGAAGCCTCGAAGCTGCTCAAGCAGGCAGGCGCCGGGCTCGAGGGCGAAGGCAAGACCTGGGGTTCGCCGGGCGAAGCCGTCCAGTACCTCGTCAGCCGCGGCGTCAAAGAACAGGTCGCCAAGGAGGCGGTCCACCGCGTGTGGCGCGCGGCCAACGCCGGGGGCGGTAAGTAGTGCCTGCGAGGACCGGGGGCAGGACGTTCATTCCCGGCACGGGCTACACCGGCCGCACCAAGGCGAAAGCCCCCCGTCGCTCTCGCCGCGAGGTTGCTGGCCCCTACCGGAGCCAATCGTCGGTGCCTTCGGTTCGCCGGAAGGCGACGAAGCGCGAACACCGCAAGGCGCCGGTCGACACGCGTTCGCCGCAGGAGCGGCGCGAAGCGGCTGCCCGGGTTGCTCTGGAGGTCAAGCCCTTGGAGGTGCCGTCGCGGGCGGTCAGGCGCAACCGTCGCCGGGAACAGGCTGCCATCCGCAAGGCCTTCGGTCCGCGACCGACGCGCAGTCAGGCGAAGGTGCCGACGCTGAGTGCCAAGGGCGTGACGCAGGGCTCCAGCTTTAAGCCCGACGCCGCGGCGCTCGCCGTCGAAAAGGACGTGATCAAGCCTCTGCAGGCGCAGGGCAAGCTCCCAGAGCACCCGACCACGGGGCAGCAGATCTACTCGGGCATTGCCCACGCCGGCAAGCTCGCCGGCGAACTGGCCCTCTTCGGCCCGGAGCTGAAGGCCGCGGGCGAGGCGGTCGCCGCGGGTGTGCGCGGTGCCAAGGTCGGCGAGGAGGTGGTCGGCGGCTCGAAGGCGCTCAGCAAGGTGCTGAAGCCGATCGAGGCCGGCGGCTCTGATGCCCAGGCAGCGGCGCGTGCGGCCCGGGAGGCGAAAGTGGCTCGGGAGGCGGCGAAGGCTGGGTCGGGGGTCCGCGCCGTCGCGAAGCGGGCGACCTCGAAGATCGCCCGGACCGAGGCCCACGCCGCGAAGGCTGCGGCGCGCGAGGTGACGGGTCGCCGCGGCGCTCGGGCAGCCTTCGCCCAGGCGACCCCCGCCTTGAAAGCGGCCAAGGTCGGCTCGACGCAGGCGATCCCGGTTGTCCGTGGGCACGAGCAGGCGATTGTCGAGCACCCGGGCAAGGTGGCGAAGTCGACTGCTCGCGCCCTCCCCGGTCTCGTCACCGTTCCGGTTGGTCAGGCCGCGGCGGTCGGCGTCGCCGGCGGTCGTGCGGTTTCCGAGGGGCTTCATACGGCCGGGGTGCCCGGGTTTCGCGGGTACTCCGCGAGCGAGATCGCCGCGCCCATCGTCGGCATCGGCAAGGAACAGCTCGCCTTCGCCAAGCAGGTAGCGAAGACGGTCACCGCTTCCGATTCGGCCGAGGTGCAGAAGGCGGTCGAAGACGAACTCGGGTTGCTCCTGCCGATCATGCTCGGCCTCGGCGCCAAGGCCGGCGCCGACCATCTGAGCAAGGGTCGCGTCACCGCGGCGGTCCGTCGTATCGCCGAGGACGCGCGCTCGCGTTTCGGGCGCGAGCACGGCCACCACGGGGGCGAGGCTCCCCGGGTCTTCGAGGTTTCCGGGCAGCGCAAGCGAGAGGGGGTCAGGACGGCCAACGCCCGCGGCCGGATCGCGCGGGAGACCAGGGCGCGGACCCGCCGCGTGCGCGCCGAGGCCGGTAAGGCCAAAGGCGAGGAAGTCGTCCGAGAGGGCGTGGTCCGCGGCGGTCGCCTCCGCCGGCGCAGCCGCGACCTCAAGGTCCGCACCGGGGATCTGGTCAGCTTCGCCAACCGCCACGATCTGCCACTGGACAAACCGCGGGCGGCCCTGGCCGAGGTGAAGCGGATCGCCGCCAGCCTGAAGCCCCTCCCCGAGGGGGTGCGGCTCCCCGCGGACCAGCTGCACACGCGGGACGTAATCGCCTACATCGAGCGGAACCCGCATGCTCTCGCCGACCCGCACCTGAAGGCCGAGGTCGCCGCTTACCGGGATCAGGGTCGCTACGCCCGCGAACACCCCGAGCTCTCCCCCGAGCACTCCGAACCGGCGCGCTACACCTCGGCGGCGGTCACTCGCCGGATCCCGCTCACTCAGCACCGGTTCCCGCGCTCGGTCCGCGACGTCGTGCGTGCCCAGCCGACCTACGGGGTGGATGCAAAAGCGGTGCTGCGCGCCGAGGCCCGTGAAGACCGTGTGGCGGGGCGGGCGGCGAAGCGCCAGGCTCACACTCGCGAGCACGCCGCACGCCGTGAGGCCGCGGTAGCTGCCGCCCGCGAGGAGTTCCCGCAGGGGAGTCCGCGTCGCCTCCGCCTCGAAGAGAGGGTACGCGCCCAGCGCGCGGAGGCGGCTGCGCTGCGGGAGGAGGGTGCTGCCAAGGCCGAACTAGCAAAGCGCAAGCATCGCGCCACCCACGAGATCGACGACGCGATCGGGCCGGAGTTCGTCAACGAGGTCCGTGCTCGCCTGCAAGCCGAGGGGATGTCCGGCCAGCCCGAGTACGTCAACACCGGCCGCGGTCGCGAGGTGCCGACCTACGGTGCCACCGGCACCAAGCTCACGCAGTTCCCCGGCCGCTCGAAGTTCCGGAAGGGTTCGGCTGAGGAGTACGGCATGGTGCGCGAGGATCTTGCCCATACCCTGCGCGAGTCGGTTTCCCGGCCGGTTGCCCGCCGCGAGTCCTACGCGGCGATGCGCGGCTTCCTCCGCGACAACCAGTACCGCGCCGGCGACAAGGACGAGTGGACTTCCGAGGAGGCCCGCCAGCTCTTCGAGGATGGCGTGATCAGCCGCGACCGCTACGTCCTGATCCCGCGCCAGCTCTACCAGCGCGCCTACGGCAAGTTCGATCCCGAGGTCGCCG